ATGTCGTATTCAATAAAAGCCGTGGTTAAAGGCTATGCAGATCATGAAGATAAAACAAAGGTCTTTATACAGGTAATTTATAGAAGAATGAAGGTTTACGCCCCTACAATCGTAAAGGTGCCAAAAGATAATTTTGTTAATGGAGTTGTTGTAAAGCATGTTTTGAAAGCCCGGTACAATGCAGAGATTACCGAATACAAGAGTGAAATAGAAAATAGATTGCTTGATGTGCTGCGACACAACAAAGATTTAAGTAAAGAGCAATTAACTGAAGTGGTTAAAGGTACAACTGCCAGCACTGACACTTTAAGCGATTATATGGATGTGCTTGCAGAAGAGTTGCACGGTAAAATAACAAAGGGCAGGATATCGCAGTTAAAGACACTAGTTAGAAAAGTTGAGTTGTTCCATGAAGATGTGAGGCTATCTGATATTGATGTGAAATGGTTGAACAGGTTTGAGAGCTGGTTACGAAAACAACCTGGTCGTGACGGGCTGATGGAGCCAAACACGGTGCAAACGAAAATGAAAATGGTACACGCCATTTTGGGATATGCTAAAAAGGCGGGGCTTGTTGAGGCTAAACAGTATGAAGGGTATGAAATGCCAGCCTATGAACAGAAGCTGCCTGATTACCTCACAGAGATTGAAATGGATAAGCTTTACAAGCTGTTGCAGGTAGTTGATCAACCGGGGCGAAAGCTTGCAGGATATTACTTTCTACTCGGTTGTTATGCCGGTTACAGGATAAGCGATTTAAAAAGGTTTAATTATAGTGAGCGGGTAAAAGGCAGCAGGATCATTTTAAGAGCAAAGAAGAATAGACAGATTGTTTCGATCATCATACACACCAGGCTGCAACAAGTACTTGATTTCATACATGATAAGCCTTTGTATTTGAGTGAGCAGCACGTGCGGGATTACGTAAAAGAGCTTGCCAATAATATAGGGTTAGGACGAAAAATAAAAGTGCATACCTCCCGGCACAGCTTTGGAATGCTGCTTGCTGAGAATGGGTTCAGTCTTGATGAAGCTGCTGAGCTGTTAGGCGATTCTAAAGAAGTGGCAAAGGTGTATTTTCGCATGAGTAATAAAAGGCTTGATGATAAAGTGTTAAGCCGGTTGGGTTGATTGCAACAATGTTGCAATTACATTGCAATTTTGCAATACTGTTGCATTTTTATTGCTTCGAATAGGATATTTCTCCCTTTAACGACTTTGCATATGTCTCCATCTTTGAAAAAATAACCTGATCGCTTTTACCCTTGATGTTTTGGATATCAAAAACATACCCACCGCTATTCCATTTACCTTTTATTATGGCTATGCTGTCTTTTACTCTTATATCAAAATAATAAGTAAAGGTGTATTTTTCATGTTCTTTAAATTGTGTTTTCACTGTTTTAAAATCTTTATCAATTTTATCGACAGTAAAACCTGAATCGAGTAGCGTATTCACTACCTTTTCAAAAGTTATCCCTTTAACAAATATCGTGTTGTCTCCTTTGTTTTGAGCAAAACACAAAGTCGGTAAAAGCAAAAAAGTCAGTAAAAACTTTCCCATTATACTTTAATTTCAAACGTTTTAGTAGGCGGTGCACTAGATTCAATTCTTCTTCTAAAAACCCATAGCTGTTTTACGTATTCTACAAGTAGAAGCTGCTGAGGGTAATTGTCTTCGTTTTCACTTATCAAAACCCATTCAAGAGTATTTTTTGCTACAACTCTTTTTATTAATACTCTTTCATCAGTTACCAGGACATATACATAAAAGTTTCTCAAATTCTCCCAATCCATTGGATGTACCTGGCTGGTTAAGATGAGATCGCCACTTCTGAAAGCCGGCTCCATACTATCACCTTGCACTTCCCAATAAGCCCAATTTGCGCCGCGAGGATCAACGTTTGGCGGCAAAGCATATTGCTCAAGCGTATCCATATACCTTTCTTGATCAACCGCTTTTACATACCCTGCTTGTGCTTTTGCTGGTATCAACGGAGCTGTAGCAATCATATGAACCGCTTTTAGGCCCCGCCTATGCTGTAAATAGCTTGTTTGCGACTCTTGAACTTCATTTTGTTTAGCGCCATCGTCATAAATCTCTGAGGGGTCGAATTGCAATACTTTTGCAAGTTTTTGCAAAACATCGTGCCTTGGCTCCCTGTTTTCCTCATAATACAAGTACGTTCTCTTTGATTTCCCTATTTTAACTGCAATCTCATCAGGTGTAAGGTTTAACTCCTTTCGTCTTTTTCTCAATATTTCGGAGAGTGTAGCCAATTTGTTAGATTTTAATTAAAAGAAGTAGCGTTATTTTATATTATTTCTAAATTTGCACTTTTTGTGCATTTTCTTTGTATTGATGCACTTTTGTGCATTACCTTTGAATAACAAAAGATGAAAAGAAATTTATGAAAGTCAAACATAGTGATTTAGTAAAAGAATACAAAGCCGATTTCGCCAAAAAGCTGAGTGCCATGGAGTTGACGCAAAAACACAAAACCAAAATTGCTGCTGAATTAGATAAATCTATATCTACAATTGAGCGGTATACTTCGGGTGATGTAATAGAAATAAGAAGTCTTTTATTGGCTGAAAGCATTTTATCCACAGCAAAGGAAGTTTTAAGGGCGAAGCCTGTTGCTTCCTCTGAAGCATAAAGGTTGCAACTCTTTAATCAATTTTTGTTAAAGCTATCTAAGTAAATCCCTAATAGACTCATAAGTATGATACCTAAAAGTTTAAAACCAGCAATTGAAATGCTATATACTCGAATAGCTGAGTTGGATGCAGCAGGCGTCGAGTACAACGCAAATCAAATATTCCAGGAATGTTTAAAAGCTTTTGGCCACTAATGAAACACCTTTTTATCTATAAAAACAAATCAATAACGCTCATTGCTGCTGATAATACGGTCTACGTGAACGGTAAAGAAATGGGGTTTGTAGGCGGTCGTTCAGCCGGCGAATATTTGAGCCGCGGTAAGACAAAAGAATTCATTACTGAGTTAAAAGTTTTAAACCCTGTTACTGAAAAGATCAACGGGGATAATATCGGCACCTGGTTACATAAAGATGTTGCACTTGACTTTGCAGCATGGCTTTCACCTGAGTTTCAAACATGGCTATTAAGAATAATCAACGGCATTTTACCAAAACCTAAAAAGGTAGTAAAGCAAAAAGTTGAAACCCCAATTTTTAAAGTCTCTTATACATTTTCATACGAATTAAAATCTTGTTACACAGCTTAAAAAGTCTTAAACCCCCGCAAAAATCATTTCACAAACCAACTCAATCAACATGTATGTGTGCTATTCTCAAAGCGATGTGCCTCCCCTGGTTTAAGGAGCGTATCACTTTACCAACAGACTGGGTCAAGCAAACCGAAAATTACATTGTCTTCACTTATTTCAGCGAGAACCATATGAGATTTTTGCAGATACCAAAGGACGAAGAGGGGGCTGAGTTTCTTAAAGAAAATGGATTTATTGAAAGCTACAAAGGCTCAGGTAAGCTTTTAAAGATGTTCATCACTCAACCTTTTATGGTTGCTGGCAAAAAGGGGGAGCGGTTAAAGTGGGTGCGCACCTCTGTTGTTGAATGGTCACAGATAAAGTTTTTTCACTCAGATGCAATTCACTTGTGTGCCAAAAACGAATACGATTTAACCGGCTCGATCATGGGGCTGGCTGTCAACAAGACGAAAGCAAAATTGCGAACTCTCAATTTTAATCATACACAAGCTGCATAAAGATGGCTGAAATATTAGTTAAAGAAAGATTGCTTAGAAAGATTGAAAGGACTGTTGATGCTTTGCTAGAGCAGCAAGAGCCTTACATGACAGAGAAAGAAGCTGCTGAGTTTTTAGGATTAAAACTCAAGACCATGCAGAACTATGTAAACCTTAATAAAATACCTGCAAGCATGTACAGCATTGACGCAGCCGGTAACAGAAGGTATCAACGATCTAAATTAATAATCCGTGGATAAGAAAGCAAAAATGGCTGAGATCATGGCCGACATCTATGTTAGGGCCTTTGTATTTGCTCAGGGATTAGATATGAAATCATATTGTTTAAAAGCTTCTAAACTCAATTAACATGAATACTTTTTTATCGCTTGCTGCTGTCATTTCAATCTTCGTAGCCTTTGGGCTTGGTATCTCTTTAGGAATTTACCTGGTACTCAAAATCACTGGTGCAAAGCCGGTGAAAAGCTTTGAGCAGATTGACCAGGATGATTTTATTGACGATGATGATTATGAATCAAGATTCACTTATTCAGTATAACTAAGGCAGTACAAATCCTTGAGCTGTTAAGCATGGAGACTCCCTGCCTTAAAGTCGGTTTTTCATAGGGTTTTCGGGAATAGAAACAAGCCTCTTCTGTTTCTACAGAAGGGTTTTTTAAAAACACTAATTGAATATGAAAAAGCTACTCAAAATTTTCAAGAAAAAACAACTTCCAAAGCCCAGAAAGAAGCCGGTTAACAACTTTAAAGGGCTGGTAATTAAGAAATAAAAACCAACTATCATGACTGACGAACAATTACAAAAAGGTAAAGATCTGAAAGATCAAATAACAATAATCGAAAAGCATGTTGCTAAACTTGAAAGCAGAAACGAAAGAATTAAAGTTCATCCCAATGACGGTAACATAAGCATCAGTTTTTTTTATGGTAATCCTGATCACAGCCGTAGCAACGATACATGTATTTTAAAATTACTACCCCTATCATCAAATGACATAATGATGATGTATGAGGCAAAAACAAGGCACTATCTGGCCGGTTTAAAAGCTCAGTACGAAAAAATCTAAAAACCAACTATGCAAACAAGTATTAAACCTGAGCTGATTGCCACAGGTGAACCTCAAAAGATCGTTGCTGACCTGCAGCCGTTCAACAAGGCCAAAGAGCAGGTAAGTCTCACAGTGGCAGAGCTTAACAAATCAATAGTAATTAAGAGTAAAGAACAGCTTGATGAAGCGATGGCAATACTGTCAATTGCCTCAAAGGTTGAGAAAGCTATTGAGAAGAAACGCAAAGAGCTTGTACAACCTTTTAATGATGGGGCTGGATCGATTAACGCTCATGCCAAAGAGATTACAAGCGGTTTGCCTGCTGCAATTGCTAAGGTGAAAGCTGCTGTGTTGAAATTCCAACAAGAGGAAGAGGCAAAAGCCCTGGAGCTTAAAAAGCAAGCAAGGATTAAACAGCTTGAGGGGATGGGGTTTGTATATTATGGTCCTAGGGAAATTTTTGAACACGAGCATACTACTTTGCCTGAATACGCTCTTAGCTATGATGATAAGCTTTGGCTTACTACAATCGAAGGCCTTTTAGCTAAAATTCAATTACAAGAGGAAGCAAAAATACAAGCCTTACAAGAGGAAGATCCTGAACTTGCTGACTTGTTAGGCTATGCCCATGAAAGTCCTGAGCCCCTTGCTGTAATGCCTGCACCCTCAACGGCGTATTTCACCCCGCCTGCTTTGAAAGGTGCCGCAAAGGTTTGGAAGTTCAAAATAACTGATACCTCACAAGTTCCAAAGGAATATTTAATTGTTGATGAGACTGCAATACGCAGGGCGGTTGGTGCAGGTGTGCGTGAAATCGCAGGGGTTGAAATATTCCAGGAAGATCAATTGAGAATAAGATAAAAATAATTGTGTTGGTGGTGTGCTTAAATATCGAACGGAGTAGCCTGAGATAATATCAAGTAGTGTGAGCCGCAAGTGTTCGAGCCATCAACACAAACCTTAATTGCTTAAAATTCTAAAAATACAAATCATGTTTGAAGTAAAAGTTACAATCGGGTTTAATGCTGAAACCCTTGCAATATTCTCAGCACTGGCAGGAAACGTAAAAGCTTCTAGTGGAAGCAAGGTCGTGTACGGCAATCCGGGACCCGAGTTGATGGAAAGGCCAAGTGTTACAAATGGTCAGGCCGTTAAGGTTGCCCCGGTAAATGGTAAAGAAAAAGTTGAAGAGCCGGAAAATGAAGATGAGGGCGGTACAGCAACACCCACAAAAGTGATTCCCATTGAAGAAGTAAGGGCTGCTGTCCACACCAAAACGCAGGCAGGCAAAATAGCAGAGGTGAAAGGGCTGCTTGAGAAAATAGGAGTTGCCAGGGTAACGGCCCTTAAGGAAGATCAAAGGGCTGATTTCTTAAAACAAGTCAACTCTTTATAATGTCGCACGCCATCCTTTCCCCCTCAGGTGCTTCTCGTTGGTTAGCCTGCACTCCAAGTGCACGGCTTGAGCAGCAATTTCCCGAAAAGACAAGTGCCTTTGCTGAAGAAGGCACTTTGGCTCATTCGCTTGGTGAGTTAATAATCAGATTTAGACTAGGTCATATCAATACTAAAAAATTCAAGAAAGACCTTGCTGAAATAGAGGCAAGTGAGCACTATTGTGAGAGCATGTATGAGTATTGCGATGAATATGCAACATACGTAAACGAACAAGTCAACAGCCTGTCAAATCCTGTTATCTTATTAGAGCAAAAGCTTGATATGACTGAGTATGTGCCTGAAGGGTTTGGTACAGGGGATGTTGTAATTGTCTCAGGCAACAAGCTTGTACTTATCGATCTCAAATATGGTAAAGGTGTGCCTGTGTATGCTGATAACAACAAGCAACTCATGCTGTATGCTTTAGGCGCTTTAAAGGAATTTGATTGGATGTATGATATCACTGAGGTTACGATGATCATCTACCAACCCCGCATTAACAACATTTCCTCTTTTGAGTTATCGGTTGACGAATTAAGGCAATGGGCTGAGACAGAATTAAGACCCAAAGCAGAACTTGCTTTTGCAGGTGAGGGGGAATATGTTGCAGGCAATCATTGCCAATTTTGTAAAGCCAAAGCAGTTTGTAAGGCACTGGCAGATAAAAACCTTGAGCTGGCAAAGTATGACTTTAAAGATCCTACGCTGTTGACTGATAAGGAAATATCGGACATACTCAATAGGGCTGATCTCTTTACTAATTGGATAAGTTCAATAGAGGTTTATGCTCTCGATGAGGCACTTAATCAAGGTAAAACGTGGCCTGGTTACAAGCTTGTTGAAGGTCGTAGTAACAGGAAAATAGCTGATCCAATTAAAGCGGTAAAAGTGTTGATGGAAAAAGGTTTTGCCAGTGAGCAGATATTAACTGCAAAGCTCAAAGGTATCACTGAGCTTGAAAAGGAAATAGGCAAAAAAGAATTTTCATTATACCTCTCTGACCTCATCATTAAACCTGCTGGCAAACCTTGCCTTGTGCCTGCAAGCGATAAAAGACCTGAATTAAATTCCCTTGAAAGTGCAAAACTTGACTTTGCAAATATCTAAAGGCTATGAAAAGCGAAGTCAATTGGGAAAAATTTCTAAACAAAATAAAGCCCGGCCAAGAATATTCAGTTGCTCCAAATTGGAGTGAAGATAACTGGAGGAAGAAAATTAACAGACTTGCCCGCAAAGGATACTTTAAGAAAATTGGCAGAAGCTACGGGGGTAAAAAAAGGGCTTTTGCAGATTGGTTTATAAGAACCAATAAAAAATGGATCGATGGCGATTGTATAAAAAAACCTATATCATTCTCAAAACAAAAAATAAAACAAATGAGTACAGCAACACAAGAACTGCCATCAACCAAAGTGGTTACAGGCACGGTGCGTTTCAGTTACCTGCATATATGGGAGCCAAGCGCAATTAATGATAGTCAGGATAAAAAGTATTCTGCCTCTCTGATCATCCCTAAAGATGATAAGGTTACGATTAATAAGATCAAGCGAGCTATTGAAGCAGCTAAAGAGCAGGGTAAGGCGAAGTTTGGCGGTAAAATACCTGCCAACCTTAAAACCCCTTTGCGTGATGGGGACGAGGAAAGGCCGGAGGATGAGGCTTACAAAAATGCCTATTTCATTAACGCCAATGCGAAGATGCAACCAGGTGTAATTGACAAGGCAAAAAACAAAATACTTGACAAAGATGAATTGTATAGCGGTTGCTATGGTCTTGCCTCAATTACCTTTTATGCATTCAACACCAGCGGCAATAAAGGGATTGCATGTGGACTTAACAACATTATGAAAACCAAAGACGGTGAGCCTCTTAGCGGTAGAGCAAGTGCTGAGGAAGATTTTGCTGAGGTAGCAGATGGTGAGGATGATGATTTAATGTAGTATTTACTAACCCCCTGTTCTATAGAGGGCTAACAACCCTCTTTTTTTAACTTCTTTATTATGGACCTTATCACAAACGCTGCTGACAGTTATGCAATGGCTTTTAAGGAACTAAGCACTGAGGAAAAATGGAGAATAAGGAAAGCGGTATTGTACGGTGCTTCACTTACTAAAGTTACCCCGGTGAAAACAGTTGAACCATCAGAAGAAATTACAGACAATCATGCAATGCCTTTTGGTAAATACATGGGTAAAAAGATGATTGAGGTACCAGCAGTTTACATGATGTGGTTGTATGACAACAACTGCAATCACGCAGGGGTGAAAAAATATATTATTGACAATTTCCAGGCTATTAAGCAGGAAGCAAATAAAGTAAAGAAATGAGAGAGATAAAATTTAGAGGCAAACGAGTAGATAACCGCGAATGGGTTTATGGGAATTTAGTAATGGTAAAGGATGCTGAAAATAGTAAATACCATCCGGAAATTGTATCAAGCCAAAATGTTGACACTTTTACTTGGGATGAAGTTATCCCCGAAACCGTAGGACAATACACTGGATTAAAAGACAAAAACGACAAAGAGATTTATGTAGGGGAGGTATTAGAAATGAGGGGTGACAGTAACAGCGGTCATTTTAGAAGATACAAAGGTATTGTTGAATGCAACTCTTTACATGAGGGGGCGCATTTAAGATTAGCTAAAGGTTTTATGGAACTGGCTCTAAAAAAGTATGAATACACTGTAGTAAGCGAAAACCTTGAAGTATTGTAAATGACAACTCTCAACATTGATATTGAAACCTACAGCGGCACTGACCTTTTAAAGTCCGGGGTTTATAAATATGTGCAAGATCCTGATTTTGCGATTCTCTTATTTGCTTATTCATTCGATGATGAGCCGGTGCAGGTTGTTGATCTTGCAAGTGGTGAATGGGTACCACAAAAAGTTGTTTTAGCCTTGAAAGATAAGAGTGTTTTAAAAACAGCCTACAATGCAAACTTTGAAAGGACTTGTTTAAACAAACGTTTTTATGATCCTCTTCCTTTAAATGAATGGGAATGCTCAATGGCAAAAGCCTCTATGCTTGGCCTGCCTTTAAGTCTTGATGCTGCTGCAAAAGCTTTGAAGCTGGAAGCTAAAAAAGATAACGCTGGTAAAGCTCTCATTCGTTATTTCTCTATCCCCTGCAAGCCTACAATCAGCAACGGTGGACGTACACGCAATTTACCTGAGCACAACCCGGAAAAATGGGAGCAATTCAAAGAGTATTGCAGGCAGGATGTTGTTGTTGAGAAAGCCATAAGGGATAAAATTTCATTCTTCACAATTCCCGACACAGAAAAAAAGCTTTGGCAATTAGATCAAAAGATAAATGACACAGGCGTTTTACTCGATCCTGCTTTTGTCAGTAATGCTATTTCCATTGATGCAATTTTCCGTGAGAGAATGACTGCTGAGGCTATCAAGCTAACAGGCCTTAACAATCCTAACAGTGCTGCACAACTTAAACAATGGCTCACAACTGAAATGCCGTTAGATGATATTGATAAGTTAAGAAAGGAAGATGTGCCGGTGTTGATTGAAAAAGCAGCGGGGTATATAAGCCAACAGACTATTCAAAAGGTTTTGCAGATAAGGCAGGAAATGTCAAAGACCTCAGTTAAGAAGTATGAGGCTATGAGCAATGTTATCTGTAGTGATAACAGGGTTAGGGGCTTGTTGCAGTATTACGGCGCCAATCGCACTGGCAGATGGGCTGGGAGGTTGATACAGGTGCAGAACTTACCACAAAACCATTTACCAGACTTAGACCTTGCCAGGGAGCTTGTACGGGAAAACGACTCAGATTTAATTGAAATGCTTTTTGGTAATGTGCCTGATACCCTTTCGCAGCTTATACGCACTGCTTTTGTTGCACCTGAGGGGAAGAAGTTTGTTATAGCTGACTTCTCAGCAATCGAAGCCCGTGTTATTGCCTGGTTAGCGGGTGAGCGTTGGAGATTGGATGTATTTGCTACACACGGTAAAATCTATGAAGCGTCAGCAGCACAGATGTTTAAGGTGCCACTTGAGAGTGTTACAAAAGGCTCACCTCTCAGGCAAAAAGGAAAAGTAGCAGAGCTGGCACTTGGTTACCAGGGTGGACCGGCTGCACTTGAGAAGATGGGCGCTTTAAAGATGGGTATTGAGGCTGATGAACTACCAAGGCTGGTGAAGATGTGGCGAAATGCTAATAAGAAGATTGTTGAGGTATGGGATGTTGTAGGTAATGCCGCAATCAACACTGTAAGCGGTCACGGTGAAGTATTGCCACACGGAATCCGGATGTATATGAAAAAGGGTATTCTCTTTATCGAATTACCCTCAGGCCGTGTGCTCTCTTACATGAAAGCCGAATTAAAGCCGGGCAAATTTGGCTCTGATGCTCTCACTTATCAAGGCATGGATCAAACAACCAAACAATGGAAAACACAGGATACCTACGGAGGTAAGCTGGTTGAGAATATCGTGCAGGCAATAGCACGTGATTGCCTTGCACATGCTATGCTGGTGCTTGATGCAGTAGGGTATAAGATCGTAATGCATGTGCACGATGAGATTGTTGTTGAGGTGGATGAAAACAACGACTGCATGGAAGATATTAATAAAATAATGGGGCAACCAATCAAATGGGCTAAAGGGCTTTTGTTGAAAGCTGATAGCTATGAAAGTAAATATTATAAAAAGGATTAAATGAAGCCGCTAGAAATAATAATAGGGTGTGAAAGCAGTCAGGAAGTAACAAAAGCTTTTCGGGCAATGGGGCATAATGCTTATTCATGTGACCTCTTACCGTGTTACGGTGGCCGTCCCGAGTGGCATATTCAGGATGATATTTTTAACGTGTTGAAGAAAAGAACTTTTGATTTTGGCGGTTTTCATCCCCCTTGTACTTTCTTATCTAATTCAGGGGTTTGTCACCTATACACTAATACTCTCAGGTGGAAAGATTTAATTGAAGGGGCTGTATTTTTTAGAAGGTTGTATGAAGTAGATATGCCTCTTTACATAGAAAACCCTATACAGCATAAATACGCCAGATCGATTATAGGAATAGCCCCCACTCAAATAATTCAACCCTGGATGTTCGGCCATCCTGAAAGTAAAGCAACATGCCTTTGGCTAAAGGGTTTGCCTGAGCTGGTGCCAACACATAATGTTTATGAGCAAATGAGAGCCTTGCCAAAGAATCAACAACAAAGGCTACATTATTTGCCCCCTTCTGCGGATCGTTGGAAAATAAGAAGCGCAACGTTTAGCGGTATTGCTCAGGCAATGGCAGAGCAGTGGGGCGCATTGGAATTACAACAAACAGCATAAAACATTTTAACAATGGATGAACTGATTGTGGTAACAGTAACTAAAGGGGATAAGGTAAAAGAAACAACTTTTGATAATACCGGCAAAGGGCAAAAGCTTGCTACTGCTTTCTGTAAGGAAGTACATAAAGAGCACATGCAACAACCCTTTTTTCAATTAATGGAACTGGCAAACGGTAAACCTGAGTTACAAGACTTTTTGAGAAATCATACTAAAACAGAACCAGCCTCTTTAGCTGTAAAAATCGAAACTTTTAGCAAAGAAGATTACGAACTATTATGAAGCCGCTAACCTTTAGGAAGAATATCAAAAAAGGCTTTTGCTCTGTTGCTTTTTGTAAAAACAAATGCAAGGGTAAAATCTGTAGTACGTGCCGATGTAGAAAATCACGCATTGAAGATCCTGTCAGATATGCTTTTAATAATCTCAGGAACAGGGCAAAGCAGCGGGGGTTATTATTCACTATAACACTTGAGCAGTTCAGAGGCTGGTGCTCTAAGGTCAAATACATTGGCTTTGCAGGCCGATCTTCTGAAAGCTATACAATTGATAGAAAGCATAATGATTTGGGGTATCACATCGATAACATCCAGGTAATGACAAAAGGCAAAAACATTACTAAATATTTTTCTTATGACTATAGAACCAACACGGCGACTGTTGGAGTTATAAAGGAAAAAACAAACAGTGTGCCTGATTATTTTTAAAGTTATGAGTAAATATCGCAATGGGTTTTTAATCAAATACAATAAGGCTGAAGATATCAAGCTACCTGTTGCTATTGTAACTGAGGAAGATAAATGCCTGGTAACTGCTAAAGCAAAACTGCACTCACTTATGAAAAAGCAAATTGCTAATGTGCTCAATGGCCATCCTGAGAATTTTGATAAAGAGCTGACAGACTTTTTAACTCAATACGGAAACACTTACTACAACTCAGGACTTAGGGATATGGACAGAATGCACGCTGTAATTGACAACCAAAAAGGGTAAATTTTTTTGCCCTAAAATGTTAACGAAACGTTGGATAAAACAAAATGAAAACAAAAGACTGGAAAGGGAATTCAAACAGTGTTTATAAAACTCTTGGTTCATCTCATCATTCAGAGCATGAAAGGGAGGAAAATGATTATTATGCTACAGAACCACGAGCAGCAGAAATGTTGTTGCAACTAGAATCCTTTTCTGAGCATATTTGGGAGTGTGCATGTGGTGAGGGGCATTTGTCCGAGGTGTTTGAAGATTATTTATATGATGTAAAAAGCACGGATTTAATAAATAGAGGATATGGAACAAGCGGAGTCAACTTTTTGGCCGAGGAAATATCAGAATGGAAAGGGGATATTATAACAAACCCGCCTTATAAATATGCCTCTGAATTTATTGAGAAAGCGCTCAAAATAATACCTGAGGGTAACAAAGTAGCTATGTTTTTAAAGGTTCAATTTATGGAGGGTAAAGGCAGAAAGCTACTTTTTATAAGCCATCCACCAAAAACCATTTACGTTTCTTCCTCCCGTTTGAATTGCGCAAAAAATGGAGACTTTACCGGGCTAAGAAACTCAGGAGGTAGTGCTGTTGCTTATGCTTGGTTTGTATGGGTGAAAGGCTTTAAAGGAAAAACTCAGCTTGAATGGTTCAATTAAATTAAAAGAAAACTAACCTATGCCCCTAAATATAACCCACGATGGAACTTTTGACATTGCCACCGGGCGAAGCAGGAAAGAGACCAACTGGAAGAATAAAAATATGCAGTGGTCTGCACTGGTTGAAAAGCTGAGTACCACACACAGAACGGCTGAGACATACAACGAGTATGTACTTTCAAAGAAAGCCCGACAAGATGAAATTAAAGATGTGGGGGCTTTTGTTGGGGGGTATTTGGCAGGTGGCAGGCATAAGAAAGACAGCATTTTGCACAGGCAGCTTGTGACCTTAGATATGGACCACGGCAAAAAGGATTTATGGGATGATTTCATATTGATGTATGGTTGTGCCGCTGCTATTTATTCTACCCATCATCATAAGCCTGAATACCCAAAATGCCGGCTTGTAATCCCTCTCGATAGAGAGGTTACACCTGATGAGTTTAGAGCTATTTCAAGGCGTATCGCTGAAAATTTAGATATTGACGCCTTTGATCATAGTACTTCTTACAAACCAACACAACCCATGTATTGGCCTTCCTCATCCAAAGACGGGGAGTACTTTTTTGATTACCAGGACGGGGAATGGTTGAAAGCAGATGAAGTATTGAGCACTTACAGCGATTGGAAAGACACAAGCAGTTGGCCTATAAGCTCACGTGAAAAAGATGTACGGGCCAACGAAATTTTAAAGCAGGGTGATCCTTTAGAGAAGCCGGGGGTTATTGGTGCCTTTTGTCGCACTTACAGCATACATGAAGCTATTGACGCTTTCTTGGCCGATGTGTATGAAGCGTGTGACGTTGAGAACCGGTACAGCTATAAGGAAGGTAGCACTGCTGCAGGGCTCGTTGTGTATGAAGATAAATACGCTTTCTCTCATCATGGTACGGACCCAACGAGCGGGAAATTGTGCAATGCGTTTGACCTGGTACGGATTCACAAATTTGGATTGAAGGATGAAGACGGGACTACTTTGAAAGGTAACAGGTTGCCCTCTTATTTGGCAATGGTTGAATTCATCCAAAAAGATAAAAGAGTTTCCAGGCAAGTAGGGCTTGAGAAGTTTGAAAAAGCTAAAAAAGATTTTGGCGAAGTGAGTGACACAATTGAAGAAGATGAAAACGAGGATAACTCAAACTGGATTGATGATTTAGAGATGGATGCAAAGAATAATTATCTGAGCACGCGAAACAATTTTAAGCTTGTATTAGAAAACGATCCTGCTTTAAAGGACTGTTTTGCTTATGATGAATTCAGCAAAAGGAAAACGGTTTTACGGGATTTGCCATGGCGAAAAGTAACAGAAAACAGCCAATGGGTGCAGGATGAAGATGAGTGCAATCTTCGCATTTATATGGCAAACGAGCCCTATAATATGTCACACAATGGAAATTTGAATGATGTGTTTGAGGCTTTAATAATGAACCACTCAGTACACCCGGTTAAAAAATATTTGCAGTCTCTTCATTGGGATGGTGAAGAAAGGGTGAGCAGTGTTTTTATTGACTATATGGGTGCTGCTGATAACTTATATAGTCGTGAAGTAACTAAAAAAGCATTGGTGGCCTGTGTTGCCAGGATATTTCACCCAGGGGTACAATTTGATTATGTGCTGACACTGATTGGTGAAGAGGGTAAAAAGAAAAGCAGCATTTTTAGAAAACTGGCAGGTCGTTGGTTTTCTGATAATTTCAGTTTTGAGATGCTCAAACGAGGCAAAGAAGCTTTTGAGCAGATACAAGGTTATTGGATAATTGAAATACCTGAGCTATCGGGATTGAAGAAAGCAGACATAGAACCGGTAAAACATTTTCTCACAAAAAGAGATGATGTTTTTAGAATTCCTCATGCAAAATATACTTCTCAATTTAAAAGGCAATGCGTCTTTTTTGGTACTACAAACAATTGGGGATTCCTGCAAAGTAATAACGGCAATCGTCGTTTTTGGCCTGTTCCTATACTAGCACAAACGCAAAAAAAGGATGTTGAAGAGGATATGACAGAGGATGAAGTGAACCAAATTTGGGCTGAGGCGGTGTATCTACAAAGCAAAAAGGAAAAGCTGTATCTCTCTGCAGAAGTTGAAAATATGGCCAAGGAAATGCAAAGGGCACATACAGAAATGGATGAAAGAGTGGGGGCAATTGAAAGATACATTAACACTTTAGTGCCTGAGAATTGGAACGAAATGACGCTTTATGAGCGCCGTGGTTTTTTGCAGGCAGATGAGTTGACAGCTATCGGCACGAAGCTTAGAAGCCAAATTTGTGTTGCTGAAATATGGTGTGAAGTACTGAACGGAAACGTAAAAGATATGACCTCATACAACACAAAAAGCCTGCACAATATTATGTATAATCTGGAAGGTTGGAAGGCCGGAAATCAAAGAAGATTTGGATTTTACGGGACCCAAAAAGCATATTTGAGAGAAAATAAAAAGGATAAAAAAGAGCAAGTGTCATCACTGTCATCGCTAAATCTATAAGAGGTTAAAAAATGTTGATTTGGTAAGTTTTGGGGGTATCACGTATAGAAATTTACCAAACGCGTATATTTTAGGCTCTTAAGGAAAAAGCGATGACAGCGATTTAGCGATGACAGCGAAAAATTTATAATATGAATGAAAAGTTGATTGAAAAGAAGTTAAGAGAGCAGGTTAAAAAGTTGGGGGGATTGGCGGTAAAGTTTTTCGTTTTGTCGTTCACCGGTTTTCCTGATCGAATTGTTTTAATGCCAGGTGCACGTATTTGGTTTGTTGAGTTGAAGAGCACAGGCAAAAAGCCAAGCCCCCGTCAAAGGATTGTTATTGAGGTGTTACAAAAATTAGGTTTTACAGTTTTGGTGATTGATAGTGAAGAAACATTGAAAGTATTTTTAGAACTTATAAAAAATTGAGATTATGAAATTTGAAACAGATCAGTATTTGTACAAATTAACAGCCGCGTTGCATCAACTTGAAGAGGAGGTATGGCGGGCAAAAAAGATGTTTCCCGAAAACCTTGTGAATCAGCGTGAGGGCATTGCCGTGTTGTGGGAGGAAGTGGATGAGCTTTGGGATGAGATAAAGAAGAACCAAAGAGACTATGATATTCAGAATCAACGTAAGGAGGCAATTCAGATAGCGGCAATGGCGATGAGATTTGTTGTAGAGCTTACTTAAACAAACAAAATGAACTACACCCCTCATGGATACCAGCAACATGCAACTGAGCACATCATAAACAATGATGGCTGTGGACTTTTGATGGATATGGGCCTTGGTAAAACAGTTGCAACGCTTACAGCCATCAACCAACTTATGTTTGATGATTTGGAGGTGAGTAAAGTGTTGGTTATAGCCCCTAAACGGGTGGCGGAGCATACCTGGATAAATGAAAAGGATAAATGGGATCACCTGAAGCATTTGAGGCTATCAACCGTTTTAGGGGATGAGAGGCAGCGCAAAGAGACATTAAAGGCCAAGGCTGATATCTACGTGATCAATCGGGAGAATGTTGCATGGCTGATTAGCTTTTACGGTGGTGCCTTTCCGTTTGATATGGTTGTGATTGATGAGCTTTCAAGCTTCAAATCCCCAAAATCTGTCAGGTTTAAAGCTCTCAGGATGATACGGCCAAAAGTCAAAAGGATTGTTGGTTTAACCGGCACACCTGCACCAAATGGACTGTTGGACCTATGGAGCCAAATCTATTTACTTGATCAGGGGGAGCGATTAGGCAAAACCTTTGGCGGGTTTAAAGAAAGGTATTTTACAAAAGATCCTCACAAGCCTTTTGCGAAGTACGAAATGAGGAAACAAACTGAGGATGATTTGATTGGTGAGGATTATTATGAGAAAAAGATTTATGAAAAAATAGGGGATATCTGTATTTCCATGAAAAAGGAGGATTGGTTGGATCTTCCACCAAGGGTTGACAGTACGATTGAGATTATACTGCCAAAGCGAATAATGCAACAGTATGAAGATTTTGAGTGTAAGCAGATCCTTGCAATGGAAGATACTGAGGATATTTCTGTTGTGAATGCGGCGGCCTTATCCAATAAGCTTTTACAGTTTGCTAATGGGGCAGTGTATGACAGTGAAAAGAACTGGCACCAGGTACACGGCGAAAAGCTTGAAGCACTTGAGGAAGCAGTTGAAGCAGCTAACGGCCAACCAGTACTTGTGTGCTATTCCTACAAGCATGATGTTGAGCGAATAATGCGGCATATGAAAGCCTACAAGCCCGAAATCTTAAAGAAAGCAAGCGATGTGGACAGGTGGAACAAAAAAGAAATTCCTTTGCTTCTTGGGCACCCTGCCAGCATGGGACATGGGTTGAACATGCAGGAAGGGGGGCATAATCTTATTTGGTTTGGGTTGCCTTGGGGTTTAGAGTTTTACCAGCAAGCATGTGCAAGACTTGACCGGCAAGGGCTTATTGAGGCACTTCTGAACCAGCGATTGATAACGAAAGGCACAATGGATGAAGATGTTTTAAAGGCTTTAGACAGTAAAGCAGTGGGGCAGGAGGCTTTGATGCAGGCGGTTAAAGCAAGAGTTGAGAAATACACAGGAAAGAAACAATTATTAAGAGCTTAAAAAATACAGATTATGCCAAGAATGTTTAAAGCAGAGTTTCACGACGGCAACGCTGATCAAAAACCAATTGTAACAATATCTTTGAAGGTGAATAATGGTAAAAAGTTTAAAGAATTAGATGCAGATGGAACTAAAGCACTTTACAATTGCCTTTCTTGTTTTGTTGACCAACTAGAGGCTTTTATGGAAGAGATCAAAGAAGCAAACAGTAAGTGTAGAACCTAAAATGCAACAATGTTGCAAAATATTGTAGTTTTGATATTATGGCCGGTAGACCTACACGATACAAAAAGGAAAATAGCGAAGCTGTAGAAAAGCTTTGTAAGCTTGGTGCTACCGATATCGAGTTGGCTGATTTTTTTAACATAAGAGAGAGCACGCTTAATAACTGGAAAAAAGCTCATCCTGAATTTATGGAGTCCATAAAAAGGGGAAAGCTTTTAGCTGATGCAAATGTTGCTGAGAGGCTGTATCAAAGAGCTACGGGTTTTGAGCATGACAGTGAGGAAATTAAAGTAGTTTCTGATGGGCAGGGGATGGGCTCAAGCATTGAAAGAGTGCCTATCAGAAAGATTTATCCCCCAGATACGGTTGCTGCAATCTTCTGGTTAAAGAACAGGCAAAAAGATAAATGGCGAGATAAGAATGAAACCGAACATAGTGGGGCAATTGGCATAACCTGGGTAGAAGAAAAAACATATGAAGTTAAGCCCTAAGCAAACTATAGCCCTTGACTATCTTGAGGATAAGATAACAGAGGAAATCGTGTACGGCGGGGCGGCTGGCGGGGGTAAAAGTATTTTAGGCACTTACTTCTTACTCAAACAAGCAAACAAATTTCCTGAGACAAGATGGCTAATGGGCCGTGAAAGTCTCACCACTCTCAAAGAAACTACACTTATTTCGTTCTTCAAGGTCTGTAAGATTCAGGGGTTGATCGCAGGCACGCACTTCAAATATTACGACAATCCAAAGAACTACATATCCTTTCCCAATGGGAGCATAATACTGCTTAAAGATTTAGGCTATTACCCTGCTGATCCTGATTTTGATGAATTGGGATCTTTAGAGATCACAGGGGCTTTTATTGATGAAGCACCACAAATCAAGACAAAAGCAAAGAATGTTGTTAAATCCCGCATAAGGCACATGGTCAGTGATTATGGATTAAAGCCTAAGACGCTTTATGGTTGTAACCCCTCAAAAGGTTGGCTTTACACTGAGTTTTACAAACCTTTCAAAGATGGCTCTCTAACTGAGGATAAAAAGTTTATTGCTGCATACGTTAACGATAATCCTAATATCGATACCACCTACAAGGCGAATCTCTTAAAGCTACCTAAAAACCTAAAAGAGCGGTTGCTTTATGGTAATTGGGAGTATGATGATGATCCAACAGTTTTATGTGACTACGATGCTATTTGTGACTGCTTTACAAATCAGCATGTGCCTGCAGGGGATAAAGCAATCAGTGCTGACTTAGCAATGCAGGGGCGTGACCGCTTTGTTGTTGGTTCATGGGAGGGTATGAGAGTAACCATTGATATTGACAAGGAAAAAGCAACTGGTAAGATCATTGAAACTGATGTTAAGAACGTGATGGAGAAAAGAAGTGTGGGCAGAAGTAGAACGGTAGCTGATAGTGACGGGCTTGGCGCTTACCTGGAAAGCTACTTAACAGGCATAAAAGAGTTTCACGGTGGTGCGCAGAGCATTCCTACCGGGGTTGATCCTGTTACTAAAAAGCCCGTTTTGGAATTTGCTAACTTAAAAAGTCAATGCGCCTATGAATTAGCATCGTACATCAACAAAAGAGAGATGTTGATAATTTGTACACCAGAGCAAAAGGAAATAATTATTGAAGAGTTGGGAGTACTGAAAGCCGATAACGTTAATGCGGATGAGCGTAAAAAAAAGATTATCAGTAAGGATAAAATGAAAGAGATTTTGGGCCATTCACCTGATTATCTTGATATGCTATTGATGAAAATGATATTTGAACTCAAGCCCAAAAAGAAATATGCTGATGCCTCTTATTGAAAAAATGCAACAAAGTTGCAAAAACAATTATCTTTATTGAAAATAATGATGTGGGCTTATTCAACAGGGGCAAAGACAAAACGGAAATAAAGGCTCTGCAGACTCAAGTATTGAGCTTGCAACAAGCAGTACAAAGAAGTTTTATTATTACTGCCAGCCGTAACATCATTAATCAGAATACCCCCATCTATCCAAGTTACACCTTAGACCAACAGGTAAACAGGTACAGCAACACAGATGATATCTACAGCATCATTAACAGGATAGCAAAGACCTCAGCACTCATTCCGATCTACAGCTATGAGATACAGGAAGATAAAGCTTTTCGCCAGCTACAGATGAAAAGCCACGAGCCGGGGCAGATGTATCATTACAAGAAACTACAAACAAAAGCCCTGGTTGATTTATCTGAAACCGATAAGCTTTACCAGCTTTTAGAGAATCCACATTTTACCCTTTCGAAGTTTCAATTCAGGCAGGCTATTCACACGCTTTTACCCTTGCAGGGCAAAGTGTATCTGTACAAAATAAGGCAGAACCAATTTGGGGTTAATGAGAAAGGCGAAGTGATTGACGTGAATGAAGGGCCACCGATTAAGCTTGAGATCATGCTGAGGAAAGATATTGTTGAGGTAGTCACTAATTTTCCAAAGCAGGTTTTGCACTATAAATACAGACCCAATGGCATTGTGCTAATCGATAATATTCCTCCCGAGGATATGATCGTCATAAGCAATTATGAGGGCATAAGCCCGGTTGATGTATTAGGGCTGAGGCTCACACAAGTTGACAGTCAAATTGATGTGACAGTGGCACAGATGCAAAACGGGGGTGTGCCTGGCATAGTGTACGACAAAGGCGATGATGGCGAAGAGGTAACTACCTCAGATGGGGGGACGGCATTAGCAAGTGACCTGAGAAAAGATAATTATTATAAATACTCATCCAACAAGGTTAATAAGGGAGCGCCAATGTTCAGCTCAGGCGAGTTGGGGTATATACAACTTGGCTTACCACTTGTTGATCTTGATGTGGTAAAACTCTCAGGCATTACGTTTAAAAAGCTGTGTAATGCCTTTGGCATATCAGATAGGCTTTTCAACAATGACGCAACCGGCTCTGAGATTTCGGACAACAATGCTAAAATCGGGCTTTACACTGATGCCTGTTTACCTAATGTGTATCTCGAGAGAGACGCGTACATAGCTGGGTTAGTGCCTGAGTTTGCAGAGGATAGAAAGCGCAGGACGATAAGAGAGGACATTTCAGAAATACCGGCTTTACAAGGCGATATACTTAAAATGGCGCAAGCGTTTGCCGCATTGCCTTGTTTTGTACCTAATGAAGTACGGGAAATGTTCCACCAGGAAAAAGACATAGATCCTGCAGCCGATAAGCTGTATATCAAAACAGGCTATGTCTCTATTGAAGATTTGCAGGGCAGTGGCGATTTGCCGCTGACACCCGATTACGTAATTCCTTAAACATGGAAAAGCACATAAAGGAAATTGCTCTCATTATCGACAATACACGTGTTCCTGATGAGGCTTATTTGCATGACAGTGGAGAGGCTGCAGCCAAGATAATGGCTTATGTGAATTATCACTATGAGTTAAAAGAGCGCTTGAATTTTCAGGTTGAGCAATTAAATTAATATGAATCTAGAGGAAATTGTTAACAAAGCCATACCGCTTTCCTTTCCTGGTGTTAAATGTGCAGCTACCATAAGTGTAGAAACACAAAAAGCCATGCAGAGGCGCGAAGTATTAACTGAGCAAATCCTTACCTTGTTGCAAAACCAGCAAAATGCTAGGGATAACAGTGAAAGCGGAGTGGGAGACGGAAAGCCGGCCTACTGATGGAAAAGTATGTATGGAATGTGATAAACTGATTGAGGGGCTGATGGTAGTCGGCTATTTGTTTGTTTACAATAATGCCTCTCAGGTGCCAAGCGATGTAATACCAAGCAGAATGCAAGTATGTGTTGAATGTAGGGTTAATATGATAAATGGAACTTAATGAATCAGCAAAAGAAGCGTGAGTATTGGCAGGTATTTGACCGCTTCAGAAAAAGCCGGGAGTTGATCTATACACCTAAAATTGCAAAGGTACTCAACCAACAAAAAGTTGAATTCATTGAAAAATATAAGCAGGGACATCTCATAGGCATGAAACTAAATGCTGAGCCCTTGCAAGCCCTCATTCGTACTCTTTGCCTTGATGCCGGAATAAGGTTTGGGCATAAGGTCCTTGTTAATATCAAACGACAAAAGACAGAACAGAAAGCGCGTATGCCAATAGGTTTTAATGCACGGATGCAGGAACTTATTGAGCAATATTATTTAATGGATTTTCATGATTTTGCTGATAGCATTACCGATACAACCAGAGACCTACTACAAAAAGTGCTTATAAGGGCTCAGGCTGATGGGTTAGGCTTTGATGATACAATCAAACAGCTTGAGGCCACAGAGTTAAGTAGAGCAAGGGCAAGGTTGATAGCACGCACTGAGACAGTAACAGCAGCAAACAGCGGGGCGCATCTATCAGCGAAGGAATCAGGCATTTTAGTAAAGAAAGTGTGGATTGCTACGCAGGATGATAGAACCAGGCATGATCACTATTTTGTAAGTGCTGAGGCTATTGACATTGACGATCCTTTTATTGTTGGCCCTTACCAGATGGACCACCCAGGGGTAAGAAAACAGCCTAATGGGTTAGCGGTACCACCAAAAGAGGTATGCAACTGCAGGTGTGTTGTTGCTTATGAGCCTGTGAGGGATGCAGCCGGCCGCACTATTACAAACTAATTCTCCCATTTTTGCAACGCTAAAATAAAATTTTGCAACATTGTTGCATTTTTTATTAGTTTTGGTACAACATGCACCTAAAATAAAATCAGTGGAGACTAAAACGGTAGGGCTTGAATTAAAGGATCTAGATAGCACTAAACGTGTTGCTGTTATTAAACATGCCGTATATAACTCAATTGATCTTGCCAGTGATATTTCTCACAAGGGGATGTTTGATAAAACTTGGAAAGAAACTAAAGCTGCGGGAATAGGATTTTATTTAAACCACGACGGTAAGCATAAGTTAGGCAAAGTTACCAATGTATACGATGATAATACAGGCGCTTACACAGAAGTAAAATTCGGCACTTGGACAGAAGCAAATGATGTTTTAGAACAGGCAAGCGAAGGTATTTTAGAAGGTGCGTCATTTGGGTATATCGCACAAAAAAAAGATTTTTCTCAAATAAAAGGCCGGCGTGTAAGAAATCTAAGAGAAGTAACACATAGTGAAACTTCACTCTTACAGGTCAAAGCCTGCCACCCTGAAGCAGGAATAGTTATGCTAAATAAATCATTTGAGGCATTAGGGAGTGAATTAAAAATGCTTACCGATAACGAACTGAATACTTTAAAAGTTGTGCTTGCAAATGACATGACTAATATTCAATCGCTTATTGCCTTAGCCTCAAGTATTGATACTAACAGTGATTTATACAGCGGCATTATGTACATGATTAGTCGCAGAGCTGATTTTACAAGTAGTATAATGGACCAATTAAGATGGAATGCCAGACAAATAGCTGACATGAAGTCTTATACGGTAAAAATGGACAACTACTTATTTAAAGCGAATGCAAGTGATGAAGCTATCATTATGCTTTCAGAAAAAAATAAAGAGATTAAACAATTCATTGCCGAATATAATACCGCAAACACTCAATACAGTACACTTGAGCCGGGTGCCAGTATAGGAGAAAAAGAATTGTTGGAGCAGTTAAAACAATTCACAAATACACTCAAAAACTAAAACAGTGGGAAAATTATCATTTAAATTAATTGGCGCGTTGCTTTTTATTGCAATTGCGGCTATGTTCCTTAGCTCCTTATTCGCTATTCCTTTTGCTGTACCGTTTCTTGGTTTACTGGCAGCTTCTTTTGTGGCAATACCTCAAGGATCTTTGATGGAAACCTTAACAGCTCCTTTGATGGAAACATTAAACGAGATGAAAGCAGCGCTGGTTGCTGACATGGAAAACAAAGCAAGCGATATCGTAATTCAAAAACTAACTGAAGTCAACACAGCCATCAATGAACTCAAGGCAATTAAACCAGGGGCAACAGCGGATGAAGTAAAAGCCATAAAGGATGATCTTGACGCTCAAATGAGAGCAATTGGTATTCTCTCAGCAAAAGTAAAAGGCCAAAAGCATGTTGAGCAAGTAGAAGTGAAATCTTTTAACCAGATTTTGGCTGAAACGATTGCTGAAAATGCTGATGCAATCAAAGGTTTTAAGCCGGGGTCTGACGAAAAGCGTTTTGAGATGAAAGCGGTTGGGGATATGTCAGTTGCTGCAAATTTCCAGGCTGCAACAGCTCTTGCAATGACTCAGGATGTAAGAAACAACATCATCATCGAAAAGCCTTACAATCGTGTATGGTTAGCAGATTTGTTGCCATCAGGTGTAAGCGGTGGATCTCAGGTGCTTTACCCTAAAGAGAACGGAGGCGAAGGTGGAGCTGCTGTGTGGACTGATAAAACAGCCGATAAAGCGCAAATGGATTTCGATATTACAGGGTATAACGCTTATTTCAAATGGATCGCGGGCATTGTTATCATTGAGCGTGAAATGCTTGACGATATTCCTTTCTTGCAATCTTACCTGCAAAATAAAATGCTTATCAGCTTGAAAATAGCTGAGAATGATTTTATCCTTAACGGTACTTCTGACACTAACCCGGTGCAAGGTTTATTGGATGTGGCAACTGCTTATGATGGCACTTACACTAAGGCAATTGAAAGGATAATGGATGCGCAGTGGGGCCAATTGGTTGAGAGCACTTTTGATTTTTACAATCCGACAAATACCATTCTTACACCGAGGGATGCAGTTAAAGTAGGACTAAACACAGCAACCGGCTCAGGTGAATACGACCTGCCTAATGGCTCTGTGGGGTATGCAAACGGCAATTTACAGATTGGAGGAATTGACGTAACCAGAACAACTCAGGTGGGTACTGGTAACTTCTTAACCTTCGACAGAAATGCTCTTATGTATATCACACGTATGCAGCCTGAGTTGAGAATGTTTGAAGATGCTGCTTTGGCTAAAAAGAATAAGATCATGTTCCGGGTTGAGAAAAGGGCAACACTTGCTGTTTTCAATAACGCGGCTGTGATCAAAGGCACTTTGGCACCTGTAGTATAGTTTTAAAGTAAACAGTTTTTTGGCTAACCTATAAATAAAAGCCCTGCCAAATAGGTGGGGCTTTTTAAATTAAAAGGCATGAAAGTAAATATTATAAAAGAACACGCTCACTATCCATTAGGAGAGGCTGAGGTTGATGAGGACAGGGCAAGATACCTTATCAGTTGTGGCATCGCAGTAGATCCAAATGATCCCCATAAAGCAGCACCTAAAAAAGCAGCACCTAAAAAAGCAGCACCTAAAAAAGCAGCACCTAAAAAAGTAAGCTAATGTACAGGTATGTCGAGGATAGCGCAGATGCCAGGCGTAACAGACTCAGTTTTGTTGGTTGTGGTGGTGCGCCTGTTTACGATTGTGTTTTGTCTTATAAATTCTCTGCTGAGGATACTGTTGAGCCGGTCACATTACTTGAGGCAAAAGACTGGTGCGCTGTAGACGGTAGTAGTTATGACACTATTATTGATTTGCTCATCACAACAGCCCGTGAACAGGTTGAACGGCAAAAAAGCGTAAGCCTTGTAAATCGCACTGTCACAGCTAAATTAAAGCCCGGTACTACTTTTCCTTTTGGGCCTGTCAGGGGAATAACTTCAATCACTGATGATGCAGGCAATACTTATAACGAATTTAAAGATGCTTATGAAGATGTGACTGTTATTTATACAGCAGGATTTGAACCCGGTAAAATGCCAAAGAAGTATAAAATAATGGTACTGCAGCAAATAGCTTATTTGTTGCAAAATCGAGGGGATGAGGCAGCAAGCGGGGGAATTTCACCAATTATCAAGAAACCAAAATAACCAACTATATGGCAGAGATAGTTTTGAAATTAAAATTTTACTACACAATTTGGTTTTATGTTCTTAAACTTTCTCTTCTGGTAAAAAGTCGTTGGTTAGCGATTGCTGTGAAGGATAAGTATATAGGCTATATTAAAATAAGAGGTAAAAAAGATTATGTGTGTAAACCAAGCCAATTTATAAATTTCTAAAATGCCCTTATCAGATTATCGCCATAAAATCACAATTAAACGACCTGATGCCCCAAAGCAAACAGCCGGGGGCGGTCTTGTTGCTGCTTATAAGGCTGATGAGTGTGTGACCAAATGGGCGAAGGTAGAGAGCAGAAGCGGGGGCTTGCAGGTGAGTGATGGGCAACGGGAATGGAGCTACGACTTTAAGATAACAACCAGATACACCAAAGATTTTATTGAAGAGGGCGGGGATATTGTTTTATACGATTGCAAAACTTTGCTTGTTAGGTCCGTGTCATTTGATAACGAAGGTCGAAGGGGCGAAGTGATTTTGAGATGCAGCAACAATGGCTAACGGCATAACCATAAAACTTGAAGGGCTTAACCAGGTGCAAAAGGCAATACGCGATTTGCCTAAAAATATTTCAATTGAAATAGAAAAACAATTTCAGGCTACAGGCTTTGACATTGTTCGAGATGCAAAAGCTTTGGCCCCGGTTGATGAGGCACATTTGAAAAGCTCAATTAGCCATGTAGTTAAAACAACAGAAAAAAACGTACTACTTGAAATAGTTGTTGCTGCTGATTACGCTGCTTATATAGAGTTCGGCACTGGCCGTTTTGCAATGACCTATGTGTCAAAGCTGCCTAAAGATTGGCAAACGTTTGCCAGAGAGTTTAGAGGTCCGGGCGGGGGTACGTTTGCAGAGCTGGTGGAAAGGTTGACTGAGTGGGTAAGACGTAAAGGCATAGCGGCACAAAGGTCTTATGTTACGAAGAAACCAAAGAGGCTTGGTAGTAAGCAAGTGCAGGCAGCGCAGGACTACAATACAGCCTACATTATTGCACTAAGCATTTTGGCGCACGGCGTTATTGCTCACCCCTTCCTTTACCCATCGGTAGAGTACCACAAACCTTTGTTGATTACTTCGTTGAACAACTTAACTAAGAAATATAAATGAAAGATGTAAACAAGCCTTTAAGAGAAGCATATTTTACAGCCCTGCAAAAGACAGGCTATAAGGCTTTTTACATGCAAGCTCCTAATAATCTGACAGGCAATTACATTATTTTCAATTCTCTTAACAGCAGTGAGGTTGCACAGAAAAGCAATTCTTCAGTAAATGTTTCTGTGGCAATTACCCTTTATACTGAAACACTCCAGTACAACTCAGGAGAGGCTATTGATGAGATGGCAGATAAAATATACAAATATTTTTACCCTCATCCTGCTTTCACACTCCCTCTGTCAGCCGGCTTTCACATGGTAGGTACTGACCTTGTAAGTGATAATACAAACCCTTGGCGCTTAAAGCAACAACTCATAACAATAGACCGCGTTATCATCTTTCGCCACAACATATTTATTCAGTAAAAAAGGAATTTGCAACATTGTTGCATTTTTTGTTACTTTTATTGCAAATTTATGTAAAATGACAGAGCGTCAAATTTCTGGCTCTAAGTTACCTCTCTGGAGGGGTACTGGAACCGGCACACCTGAAACTTTTGATCTAATGGCGTGCCTTACTTCTGTAGGGGTTAGCCAGGGTAGCAATTCGATTACTACTGATACCTTTTGCGGCACTCTTAGCTCAGGGGGTACGAATAACGCTACTATCTCTTTTGACATTGTTCCTGTGTTCCAGTCTGCAAGCGGCAAAGTTACTTTTGCTCAAATGCAGGATGATTATAAAAATCATGTCGTACATAACTGGAAAATCACAACCGCAATAAACGTAACTGGTGATCCTATTTTAGCTTTTGAGGGGTTTATAACTGAACTAAATTGGACAATGGGTGCTGACGGTTCACCAATGTCAGGAACAGGAACGATACAGGTAGACGGTGATGGTATTACCACTACGATAGTTTCCTAACGCAAGTTTGGCCTTGGATATTACACCAGCAAGTACAAGCGTTACCGTTGAATGGCCACAGGTAACCGATGCAACAAATTATAAATATCAGTTTTTTACTGATTTCGGTGGTAGTCCTGCAAGTAACTTTTTTAGTGGATTTACGACCGGGGCATTAACTATTACAAAAACAGGGTTAACCGCTAATACTGTTTATTGGGTTTTGATAACGCCATACAACAGCAGTAATCAACCAATGGCAGATGAAGCGAGTGAGATCACTCAGTTTACAACAACGGCTTAATACAAACCAACTATATGCAAATGCAACTTGGCGGGCAATTACGCACCCTCAAATTTAATATGGCTGCTGTTGATGCCTTTTGGGAGAAAGTCAACTTTGAAAGGGTTAATTCATCTTCCATTTATGCATCAATCTATGCGGGTCTTATCGGTAATGATGTTGCAAAAGGTGTGCAGATATCGGAATTCGATTATGAGCAGGTAACAGATTGGGTAGATGAATTAAGCATTGCACCAGGCGGGGATGAAAAAATAAAAGAAGTATGTGACCTCTTTGCTGATTCTGCTTTTTATAAAAAGAAGTTAGAGCAAATACAGGCTAAAGTGAGGCAGGCGGCGGGGGAAAGTGAAAAAAAAAGTCTGAGCGACCCAACATAACCGAATACCTCTTTAACAATCACAAGTTTGCTTTTGGGAGGTTAGGGTGGACCCCTCACGAATATGCGATTAGTACACCTTATCAATTTCTTTGTGCTTGCGAGGGGTATTTGGACAAAGTTGAAGACACAGCAGTGCATATCAGGAAACTTGCTACAGTAGTAAATAGGAGTATGGGAGGCAAAGACAATATGCAAGAATGCTGGCCTTTACATATAGATCCACCAATGGAAATAATGACACCTTGGACTGAGGAAGAATTGAAAGCCATGACTGAAAAAGCACAAGTATTATTTAAGCAACAAAAGAAATAAATAGATGAGTGTTGAAGCGCTGAAAGTAAGGGTTGGGGCTGACATTTCAGACCTGTTAGAAGGGATGAAAAATGGCAACAAGTCATTACAAAACTTTCAAGACCAGCTTGCACGATTTAAACAAGCCCTTGCCTCATCAACAGACCCTAAATCTATACTGCGATTAAATGCTGCGATAGACGCAGCCCAGACAAAAATAAAAGCGATTACCTCGGCAGGAAGTAAAAGCCCATTTGAACCTTTAAAGCAGGGGACAGACAGAGCGGGTAACGCTCTTATGAACTTTGGTCGTATTGCTCAAGATGCCCCTTTTGGGATCATTGGTATTTCTAATAATATCAACCCTTTATTGGAGAGTCTACAGCGATTGCAAGCTGAAAGTAAAGCAACAGGTACATCCCTATTAAAAAACTTAGGTCAATCATTAATGGGGGGTGCAGGCATAGGCCTTGCAATTTCTGTAGCTACAGGGCTTTTAACAGTTTTGGCACAAAACGGATTTTTTAAGTCTGCAAAAGCGGCTGATGAACTTGCTGAACGGACAAAAAGATTAAAAGAGATACAAGACAGCGCTAATGAAAGTCTTTCTAAAGAGCTTGTACAATTACAGGTCTTTCTAAAAGTTGCAACAAATACTTCAAACTCTTATGCTTCACGTAAAGAAGCAGTTGATCAACTACAAAAGCTTTATCCTGGTTATTTAGGCAATCTTAAAGATGAGGCGATATTAAACGGTAAAGTATCTACTGAGATTGATCGATTAACGAACTCCCTTTACAATAAAGCTTATGCAGAAGCGGCAAGCAGTAAGGCGCAAGACGGATTGGCCAAAGTTCTTGACCTCGAAAAGCAAAGAAATGATTTAGTTAATCAACGCACTGAGGCTTTCAGAAAAGTAAGCAATCAGGATATAAAGATGTTTGGAAATGATGTTATTTCCTTTCCCATCATAAGTAAACAAATCTCTGAATTTGATGCTAAAATAGCGGAGGCTCGAAAAGGGGTAGGATTTTTCATAGATGAGGCCGCTAAATTTCAATCTAAGTCAACAGGATTGTTTAAACCTGACAAAGTAAAGGTTGACAAAACTGCTGAGAATGACGCAAAGCGATTAATTGCGATACAAAAAGAATTAAATGACGGAATTGCACTTAATGCTCAGTTAAGGTCGCGCGGCCTTATTGATATTCAAGAGGAGGATATAGATAAAATAAGTAAGACGAAAGCCGCGATTGAAAGTATTTTAAAGTTAAAAACAGGACCAGAATTAGGAAGCTCTATAATTCAAAAGCTGATACTAAGTATCAACCCAGAGGAAGCAAAAATACAATTAGCTGAGAAAATAAAAGAGAGCGTAAAAGGGCTTACAACAGAAAGGCCGAGCACACAAATTCTGCCAGAAGTCAAAATTCCAATCGACTTAAAACCTACAATCAATACAGACAGGGTGCTTTCAGAAATAACCAGAAAGCTAAAAGAGGATTTTACAAAACTTGGTCTTGATATTCAAAAGACAGTACTGGATAGCGGCATCGGTAGCATAGGCGAAACAATTGGGGCAGCAATCGGTGGCGGCGATGTTGGCGGGGCTTTTAAAGGTTTGCTTGATACTATTATCAGCGGCATGAAGCAATTAGGACAGGCAATGATTGCTTTAGGTACCGCGAAAATAGCTTTAGAGAAATTTAACCTTGCGCCGGGTATTGGTACCGTCATAGCCGGTGTAGGAATTATTGCGCTTTCATCTCTCATTCAATCAGCCTTACCAAAGTTTGCTGGCGGGGTAACAGGCTTTGGAGGTGGTGTGGCATTGGTTGGAGAGCGTGGCCCTGAAATGGTCCGATTGCCTCAAGGCTCTGACGTTATACCCAACCACAGGCTCAATAGTATTGCAGGTGGGGGTCAACAAGTATTTATCCCGGAAATATCATTGCGAGGTACTGATTTACTAATTGCATTCACCAGGGCGCAAAACCAACAAAACAGAAGGGGCTAATAATGGCATACGCAACAAAATATAGCATACCTTTTAAAACGCTAGAGCTTCGCATATCTCAAAAAGATTATGCTGGCTCAATAACAACCCTACAGGCCGCAAATCCTGCGGTTAACCAGAGCTGGGATAAAGATGATCCTGTTGCACCAATTAAAGCCTGCAACCTATCAGCAAACATACTAGGGGTGCCTTTGACAGACTTTTACGCTAACAATGATGATGAGTTTAAAGGGGATTTGTTTTATGGCTCTCAGTTATTGTTTTCCGGTTTTTTGGTGCAGGATGATTGCCAGGAAGATGTTGACGATTTAATTCACCCGGTTAGCCTTTCCTTCACTGATGGTTTAGGACTGCTAAAGGATTTTACTTTTGATGCTGCACTTGCCTTGATAGCTGTTACGACCGATAAGATAACCTTGTTTAAAGCTATAAAGGCATGCATAACGGCCACTGGCATTTTACTTCCTGTAGATATTTGTGCAGACCTGAAAGAAGATAGCCAGGATACAAACACGCCTTTCTTTGAACAAACTCTTGTAGACAAAAGCACGTTCCTTAAATCAGGGCGCATTTACGATAATTGTTACAGCGTACTTGAGCAGATAATGACAACCTTCCAATGCTCAATTACTCAGGCTGGTGGCAAATGGGTAATAAAAAGAACATTTGAGTTAGCCCCAAAGGTCTTTCATTATAGTGCAACCTTTACCCTCACAGGCACCGGCTTTTTCAGCAATACTCAGCTCTTTGGCAGAAACAAAACGCTTTACCCGGCTTATGGTTACAATAAAAGAATTGTCAGGCCTTTTAAAATAGTAAAAGAAACTTTTGACTTCAACTTCACTTCGATTCTAAAGAATGCGGATTTAAAAGACCTCGGCCCCTTTATCGGCTCTCAGACTATCGGAGACACTACCAGAAAATCATACGGCTTATCGGGCTTTGTTTATCACAACTATGATCCTACTATTCCCGATGTTACCCCATACATATTGGTCGAAGAAGAGGCTACACTGCAGCTAGAAAAACAACGTTATATCGTTTTCCCGGACGCCGGCAATACAAATGATGTTGTCTTTGAAAGCGCGCCAATAGAGGTAAACGCCAAAGATCGATTTGATACAGGTTTTACATATCGATCCGAAACAAACTATAGCGGGTTAGAGCACATAAGGTTTTTTGTAAAATTGGTATCAGGCGCAACAACATATTACTTAACAAGGCCCACTACGGACTTAGGAGGAGTACTTGTATGGACAACGACAGGGCGCGGATCGGTATTTCCGCCGAGCTCAGAACGGGGCAATGCCTATGATAAAACAGATTGGGCAAACATCTCTTTATCTAGCGTAGGGGTAGAACCAACAATTCAAATACCAGCTGATGGTATTCTAACAATCGGTTATGCGCTTAGTAACGCTGTAGCAGGAAACGACTATTATGCGAAAGAATTCAACTTTAGATATTACACTTACATTAATGATAGTACGAAAATAACAGGGCAAACCCACACGAATACACAGAACATCAGCACTAAGAACAATAATGAGACTGATATAACTATTGATGATAGCCCTAAAAACAATATAAAAGGTACGCTGTTTTTATCAGGATTTACGGGCGATCTTCAGACAAGAACAACTTCATGGAACCAAACCACGCCCCCAGCAGCGTCATGTAAGCTTCATACTTTTCAAGTTTTCGGACCTACTGACCCTTTTACCATTCGCGGTAAGTACTGCGATGGCACTGACATAGTTATTGATGGCATAGGCAGCGATGGCAACCCGGCCCCTATTTGTGCAAGACCGGGAACAGTGGTAACAACCGGTTGCCAGATCACAAGTAACAATACAAATTGCGGCACTTATACGCCTGATATAATTCTTCACAGACTTGGTGAGATAATCACTAAAGAAGTAAAACAATGGAGAAGTGAGCCGCGCACCGTGTTTGAGGGAGATTTGTATGGTAATTTATTAGGCGGTGGGCTTGATGAGATTTTAACTCCTGTAACCTATTTTGGCAATCCTGATTTCCCTCTTTTAACGCTTCTGCCCGGAAAGATGGAGTTAGACTATAGCAACAACCGTTGCACAGGCACCTTGCATGAGATGCACAGAACAGGTGAGGTTGAGGTTACGAGTGAGTATAAGTTTGATTACCTATACGATACTAAATAATTTCCCATTATTGCATCTTTTTGCAACAAGGTTGCATTTTTTATTATCTTTATTGCATTATGGGTGTAGTAAAGGGTAAGAATGTTGTATTAATGCATAACAGCAAACCTGTTGCCTGCATTCGTACCTACTCCGACACCTCATCCATCTCATTTATTGAAACAACGACAATTGGCAGCGGTACGGGAGCTGAGTTTAAGCCTCAAAAGACAAACAATACAGCAAGCTTTGAAGGTGTGCAGTTTTTAAACGATGCCGCAAAGTGGACATACCCTGAGCTTAAACAGGCAGCTTTAGATTTTACATTGTTTGAAGATGCGACAGTGGTAGCAACTGCAGAAGATGGAACACTGTACACTGAAACATTTGATTTTTATATCGCAGGCATATCACGAACAGGGGCGGCGGGGGATTTCAGCACATTTTCAATAGACATTCAAATAAACGGAAACCCGGTATTAAGCTAATGCACGAACCATTTGACGCATATGAGGGCCACACAATCAGCATTCCCTTTGAGAAATTTGAGGTGGATGAAGAGACAGGTGAAGAAACGCCTGATGATTTTGTTGGTACGCACTCTTTTGTCATTTATTCAGATCCTGCAAGGCTAAAAGACGTGATCACTGTTGTTCAAGGGCCAAAGCTTGTAAAAGATGGCAATGAGTTGATTGTGACAATCACGAAAACTGAAAACGTATTAACGCCTGGTGAATATTTCTATGGTCTTTTTAATGATTACAACAGTGAGATAAGTTACGTGGAAAGCCAAGGCCCTTTGATTATTCACCCAAGCAGAAAATTACCTGATGCCTAATTGTAAAAAAATAAAAATATTAACCCCCCGAATTGTGGTAAGCGCCTCAGTAGGTGAGGTTGCTGCACTTGCTGCAATGATAGCGGCTCAAGCTGTTACAGTATCGCGATTTACAGCCGAGGGGGATGAGGGCAACGCTATCACTATCACAGGCCTTAATAACAAATACATAACAGAGGTTTTGCTGAATCGGTATGAATTAGAGCCCGTGGATGAATTTCCTGAGAATGATCAATACAGCTACAACGTTTCAGGCACTTTCACCTTTAATCAGGATTTGGAAGCAGGGGATAAATTAAAAATTACACACAGGCCACTAATATGAAAAAGATAACAACAATATTGTTGCTACTTGTTTCCTTCGCAGCAACGGCGCAATTAGATACAACGAAGTTTACCAACAATCCAAACGCAAAACTTCAATACAGTACTTTTCGTGTTGCAAAGGATCTTGTGGGTCCAGTTTACGGACGATGGGGGAGCGATACAACCTCTAAGCTACCAGGGCAGATAAAAACAATAGGTGATGACTTTTATTTTACAGGCTCAGGGGGGTATTGGAAAAAAGCAGGAAGCAGTGGGGGAGGAGGTGTGGGTGCTGAGATATCGACAGACACAAATTTTACAAGCGCCAGTGATTTTAAGATTCCAACGCAAAAGGCTACAAAGATTTATGTAGACAATAATACAAAAACGTACACTGTTGCTTCCCTTCGACTGATCAACACTGTTACAGGCCGCATCTATTACACTTCAGATTACGGCGGCGGTACCTGGATAGACAGGGGTGCAAGCGACGGCATTCATCCGGATAATACAGGGACTGTTCTTAATACAGCAAACGGGCATTATTTAGAAAGAGTTTTTACAGGGGCAGTAAACGTTAAATGGTTTGGAGCGGTCGCGGACGGAATTACAGATAATTACAACTTCTTTAAAAAAGCAGTATATGCTACGCCAGCGGGTGGGACATTATTTTTCCCCTCTGGGGATTGGCTTGTAAAAGGAAGACTGGCAACGCTTCAAAACAACTCCCGAAAAGTAGACGGAATACCAATAAAGTCAGATATGACTTATCTAGGTGAAGAAGGTAGTAATATTATATCAGATACAAACAACTGTTTTATTTTCAATACTCCCACTTCTTCAGATGTAGACAGCGCGACACAATTATACAAGAACATCACCTTTAGAAATTTAAGATTTGTCGCTAAAAATCCCTCATTTTTCGCAGAGAGCATCTCATTAAATATAGGTAGTGGAAGCAATGTATTAATAGACTTTTGTAAATTTTACGGCTTCAGGGGCGATGCTGTTTCTTTAGGTGTTCAGGTAGACACAGCAACGCTAGGTTTTTTCAGAAGAACTTATGTAGAGAATGTAAAAATAACTAACTGCGAATTTGACGGCATTAATGGGGACACTAGAAACGCGATTACAATTTTCACTGGCAAGAATATCTTAATTCAAAACAACACAATAAAGCGCACTACAAGGTCAGATATGCCAGGCGCAATTGATATAGAGCCAGAATATAACTGGTCAATTTTAAAAGACATTGTAATAGATCAAAACACCTTTGACGGTATAGGCGGGGGAACTGGAGTTGTATCCTATGCGCTAAACACTTCATTAACACAAAGGCCCGAGAATTTCATTGTCAGTAATAACATTTTTAAAAATAACACGAACACTTATTCTTACGGTGTAACAGGAAACCTAAGAAGTGACACGCTGTTATCTGCAAATTGTCCTAAAGGTTTTACGTTCTCGGGAAATACGCATAGAGGCAGCACAGAAAGAATGCTGCTTGTAAGAGGCGTTGAAAATGTTACGATAAGTGACAAGTTAATAGATGGGTTTGGAAAAACATCTCTGATAGCTTTTGGTGGGCCAGTATATAACCTCAATTTCCATGATAACACAGTACAAAACTATGTGGTAAACGGATCTGTATATGATGTTCCTTTTTCCATTTACGGTTATTTGTATAACTCCTCTATAAGCAACAACACGTTCGTAAACACCGGGAACAAGAGCGGATCAACCTATCAAAATTTCATGACTTTTTCATTTGATGACAACAGGTCAAAAAACCTAATAGTATCAAATAATAATTTCACGAATACACGCTTTGACACAACCGCTTCATTTGCGCTAATGAATAGCCTGACATTGAATAGTCCTCAAACTATTCAGCTAAGAAACAACAACTTCACGGGAGTAAATCAAGCCAGAAGCCATGTGTATTCATGGTACCACCAGGCTGTTAGTGACACATTTTCTACCGCATCTCAGCTTACTCAAAAGTTTGGATTAAGCCCAACATATGGAGCGGTCCCACGATATGGAACTAACGGACTTGTAAACGGTATAATAACAGACGACGGAGCGACGGTCACAATAAACGGAGATACAAGGATTAATTATTCGCACATTAGGATAGGTAAAAACGCATCGAATGAAGGTGGATTTATCACCCTGGACGGAGATAACGGGGTATCTAAGTATTACATGGGAATAATAGGGGCGGCATCACGATCATGGAGCATCTACGATATTGCAAACGGAAATTTTCCATTAAGCATAGACGGTACTACACAAGACGCATCTTTTGTTGCTAAGGTGTCTGGTATACCCGCAACTGCGCCCAATCATTTCACAACCTTATCACAAGTAACTGCCGATACGCTTAAACAAATAAGGGACGCGCGTTTCAACCCAGACAGTAGCGGAATAGAACTTAGAATAGGTGGCACATGGAAGTTCTTTCCGATTGCCGTAAACGCTTACATAGACACAGCAACCGGACTAAAGGGTGCGTTCACATCAATATCGCCAGGAAAAATAGATACAGTTAACACTATTGCTACTATTCACGACGTATCTCTAAAATTAAACAGTGCAGATTACATAAATGCTATAACGCTTACAGGAACAGTTAATGGTATTAATACAGTCTTTACTCTTCCTAGTATACCACAGACAGGAACATTAAAAATGCATTTGAATGGGCAGGAAATATACATTACTGACGATTATCTACATACGGCAGGAACAACCACAGTAACATTTATTTCTCCACCCCCAACTGGGAGCAAAGTCCGAGGTACATACTTTAAACTCTAGCCCACATTAAATAATGAACATGAAAAGGATATTATTACACGTTTTATTTTGCCTGCCGTTTTTTGTAAATGCGCAATCCACCAAGCTAAACAATGCCCAGATTTCATTAAGCGGGCCTGTGATACTTGCTAATGGCGATACGTTAGCAACAAATTCGGTAGCGAGGGGGAGCGGCGGTGTTAACGATACATCTTCGTTAAGTAATAGAATTGGAACAAACACGGCAGCAATTGCTGCTATTAATACACAATTTCAAGCTGAGACAAAAGCATATTTAGCTAATGTGATAGCGGCTGGTGGTAAGATTGGTGCAAAGACCTTATATGATTTAGATAATTTTATTGCCAGAGGGAAGTCTATGGGATGGTATCAATTAGGTAAAGAGTTATGGATTCCAATAGGAGATTTTGCGGCATCGAAAGTTAAATTGATTAGCACTACAACGTGGACTTTCAACAACTTTGTTGCGTCTGATTACTCAGAAGAAACAGGCTATCAAATTACAGGAAATTCAACAAAGTATATTGGAACTGTTTTTATACCTGATAACCAAGGGTTAAGTAGTAAAAATATATCTATCGGTTATGCAAGTGTAGGGGAAACCACACCTACCTCTTTCGGTAGGATATTGGGCACAGCTACAGGCACAGGAGATGCTATTTACATAAGTAATGGGGAGAGCAATATAGGTATAGGCTCGGCTACAATTCAACATTCCTTTGGTCATCAAACAACTGCAACCGTAGGAACATGGGGTACATCCAGTTACTTAGGGTTTTTAAATGGAACATACCAACAAACGCAAACTAGCCTTACTTCTGCAATGGCCGAGGAAATAAACATCTTTAGGTCAATGCGTGGAAATGGAATGCAGTACGCTAACGGTTCATTAGGGCTTTTGTTTATCGGCTCTCAACTTACTCAGGCTCAGGCTCAGGATATGAATCTAGCTATTATGGATTTAATGCGAGTTACAAGAAATGTATGGAAAAAAACTCCGTGGATATTTTTTGGGGATAGCATTACAGCCGGAACGGGTTCTTCCTCTGCTCAAGAGCAGTGGGTTCCTATTTTTTCTATAAAAACCGGACAAAGATCACAAAATAATGCACAAGGGTCGAGTAAGGTTTCGACTGTAGCAAGCGGTATTCAAAGTGCTGTTGGCAGATATTCTCCGTTAGTCACTATGCCTAGTGCGGGGGTAGCTATAGTTTATGGGACAAATGATGAAGCCGCAGCAACCGATGCAGCAGCAAATGGAACGGCATCTTTAGCCGATACGTACTATAACAATCTATCTACAGTAACATCAGGTTTTGTAGGCGGTGGGCATAAGGTCATAATAGGTACTCCTCCTTACGCAACAGCAATTAATGATATAAAAAGTAAGTTGTATGCAGTTCGTGTAGCAAAAATAGCCAGCGTTCTAAACATACCTTTTGTTGACTTGTACCACGCTTTTTTAGACGGTGCAGCAGCTCCAAGTACATTACTTGCTGACGGTGTTCACCCTAATGCAGTTGGTCACAGACTTATGGCTGATTATATGTACGAGGCTTATTTGGGAAGGATGATCAGAAAGCCAACTTTTGATTACCCTTCAATAGCTGGCGGTGCTAGTTATGACACAACTGTCATCATGTATAACGCGATGGAAGGAATGACCGTAACTGTTACTCCACCACCGACATTTACTCCAGGAATAATATTTACCCCTTTTATAGGTAAGGTAGGTACGCCAATGACTTTAACCGGGCTTGTTGGTGGAACAGGTGGTACAAACGGAACATATACAGCGCAAGCCTTGACAGGGGGAACAGGAACAGGGGCAACAGCAACGATAACAGTTGCAGGTGGAATAGTAACAGAAGTTACTCTTACTACT